AAAAACCGCAGACGCAGCTTAACCCCCAAGGTTAAGCTGCGTCTGCGAGGCGAGGATATGCAGGCCGGGGATGATGTTGGCCGGGATCAGCATGTCGAGGCGGGTGGGATCGTTGGGGTTGATCTCGACAACCAGAGCGGCCTGGAAGCCGGCCAAATCCTGCACCCAGCCCAGATCGATCATGGCGTCGAAGGCGGCGATGACCTCGGCGCGGGCGATATTGGGGGTGACGATGGCGGACGATCCGGCCCCGAAATTGGTCCCGTCCTTCGCCAGCTTGGCGCGGGCGAATTTGGATTGCAGGCGGTTGCGGATAAAGCGCACGAAGGACGCCAGCGCGAACATCGTCTCGCAATCGAGATAGGAGGCGTCGGGCGTGCCCGAAGAATCGGTCTGATAGGTGGTGATGGCCCGGCAGATGCTGACCGTGCCGTCCGCGCCGTAGGTGAAACAGGCGATGCCGGACGATAGCAGCGCCTGAATCTGGGCGAAGGTGAACTGGCTGGCGGGCGGCGGGGCCTTCATGCCCTGGATCACGCCGCCCTGGAACGGCGGCGGGGCATTGTCGGCATTGACCGACAGGTCGGCGAAGCCCGTCACCTCGCCGGCGATGACCGGCGACCAGCTGGGACTGTCGAAAAAGCCGAAATCGGTCAGATGCGGATCGTTCAGCGCCGCGCCGATGGCGAGCAAGGCGGTTGCCGCGGTCGCGGCGGCGGTCGCGCCCGTGCCGGTTCCGCCGCGCTTGACGGTGAAGACATGACCGAACAGCATCTGGGAATAGGACCAGCGGCCGGTCGCGTTGTTCATGAAGGCGGTGGATTCGGCCAGATCGCCCGAACCGGTATAGGGATGGGCGATGAATTCGAAGGCCAAGGACCCCAAAGCGGCCAAAGGCGCGGCCAGATCGGGGTCGCCCGTCCCGCCCGTCATGGGGGTGATTGCGGCGGTAATGCCGGCGGGGATATATTCGCCGTTGGCGGCGCCCAGATAGGCCAGGCGGATATCGATATCGTTGCCCAGAACGCCGCCGTTTTTGGCGGTGAAGGTCACCGTGCCGGTCGTGGCGGTTGCGGTCACCGGCAGATCGGGCTGGGCGGTGACGGCGGCGGCGACGGCGGTCGCCAGCGCGGTCGCGGTCTGCGCGGCGGCGACGGCGACGAACACCGGCTCGCCCGCGATATAAAGCGGCAGGGTCCCCGCCGCCGTGGCGGGTCCGGTCAGGGCCAAAGTCCCCGTGGCGGACGTTGCGCCCACCGCATCGGCGACCGGCAAAATCCACGGGACGCCGCCCGGATTGTTCTTGAAATAACCCCAGGCCATCTTGGCCAGCATCGAGCCGCGGCCGCAGATCGATTTCACCTGATCGGGCGAGCTGACCGGCTGGGGCGTCATCGGCGTGGCCGTGATCGTCTGGCCGATCAGGATCGTGCGCAGCGTCGACAGCCCGATCGCGGCGGGGGCCGCAAATTCGTTCCAGAAGAGCGGCACCCGGATGGTGGACGGGATGGTGTTGAACTGAATGGACATTTTTGGTATTCCCTGCGGGCGGGCGCGTCCGCGCCCTTGCTTTACGCGCGGGTACGGCTTGGCGGCGGATGGATCGGTGACTTCGCGCCCCCGCTATTCGCGGGGGGTTTTTTTAAATGGAAGGTCCGCGTTATTTGCGGCAAAATCTTTAATCTGAAACAGCCCGCGAATAGCGGAGCCGCGCCTTTATTTGGCGCGTAAGCCAAGGCCCCGGACGGGGCCGCCCGGCGCCTGAGGGAATATGAAAAAAATTAGGACTGCGGCGCGATTTTCACCTCGGTGAACGTATCGCCTTTGGGGCCGGTGAATTTTGCGTCGATCAGGTCGAGGTTATTGGGGATGACGGGCGGGTAGATTTCGGAATAGTGGAAGGTCATCGCGATGCGCGCGCGGTGATACTGGAACTGCTCGTCTTTCGGGGCGAGTTCGGTTTCGATCGACCCGATCTTTTCCCACAGCGCGACGAATTGCGGCGCGGTCAACAGCGCGTTGATCAAACCCTCGCAGATCGTATCGCAATCGTCCTGCGCCGTACCCGGATCGTCGGCCCGCACCCCGATATCGAATTCCAGAACCACCGTCGCGTCAAACTGCGGATCGGCGGTGACCCCCGCATTCGCCTGCTTGTCGGACGGCGTATTGACATTGATGAAGGGCATCGCCTCCGGCTTCACCGGCCAGGACCGCGCCCGGAAGATATTGCCGGAAGGCACGAGATCGGCGGCGGCGATCAGCGTTATCGCCATGGCGCGGCCGATCGAGCGTTGCAGCGTCATGGCCGGCGCGCCGCAGGTTGGCGGCCGGCGCGGCGGGCGGCAGGTTGGCGGGCGGCGCAGCGCGGTGGGTTAAAGGTCATTGATTCACCAGCTGGTTCAGCGTCAGTTTCGTGGCGCCCTGGCCGTCCGTGTCGATATCGGCCACCTGATAGGCGATGCTGGAACCGTCAGGTTGGGCGACGGATATCCGGTCGCCCTGGTTCGGGGCGATGCCAAGCGCGGCGAAATCGGCGGTGCGGACGCCGAGCAGGGGGCGATTGTCGCTGATCGGGACGCCGTCGCTGCCCAGACCGCTGATTTCCTTCGCCCCCGAATCGAACACGCCTGTGATCGTCACCGGCGAACCGCCGGCCGGGGTATAGGTCACCGCCTGCCCGAAGATCGCCGTGGCCGGCCCCACGACCAGACTGTCGAAATCGATCATTTTTCGCTGTTCCCTCAGGCGCCGGGCCACGACCGGAGGTCGTTTTGCGTGTCACACACAGAACGCTTTGCGTTCGGCGTCCGCCCGCTTGGCTTACGCCGCAAGTAAACCGGCGCGCCTGCGGTCGCAGGCGGTTAAGCGGCGTTGCGCCGTTACGCCTCGGCCCTTCCGCTTTGCAGGACGGCGGGGCGGGTGCAGATGAAGAGCGGGTAGGAGCTGGCCTCGACCCGCCACCATTCGTTGCGTTGCAGGTCGAAGATCGGCTGGAGATAATAACGCTTGCCCAGCGTGTTCACCCAATCGAAGCTCTCGCCGTAGCTATAGCTTTCCTTGAAGATGCCGGGCGCGCCAACGGGGAAGAATTTTACCTTGTCGGTCGGGATGGCGATCGTGCTGCCATCGTCGGAGCCGCGGTAATTGATCCATTCGATATCGCCGAACACCATGCCGGTGAAGGGGCTGCCGACATCGTTGCGCAGTTCCTTCGCCGCTTCCCAGTTGTAATAGGTGCGGGTCACGTCCTGATGGGTTGTGAGCTGATCCCAGAATTCGTCGCCGCACAGCCCGACGATGCGGGTGCTGTTGCGGAAAGCGCCCTGGGCGGCGCGTTTCATGGCGCGTATGATGCCGTTGCAGAGCGGTTTCAGCGTATTGGGGAGATTGGCCGCCAGATCGAACCCGACCTCTGTCGGAACCGTGATGCCGAATTCGTCATACCAGTTATAGATGGTCGATCCGTCGGCATCGAGAACGACGCCCTGAATCGCGCCCAAAGCCATATTTTCGAACGTATATTCGAAATTGGACAACAGGCCGGTCGGACCGGAGACGCGGCGCGCGATTTCCTTTTGCGCCATCATGACCTCGGTTTCCGACCCGAATTCGCGGATCGAGGCGATTTCATCGGCATAGAGCGTGTCGCCATGGCGGATGCGCGAATTTTCGAAATAACGCGCGATGCGTTTTTCGGTGACGCGTTCCACCGCCGGCGCGCCGCGCGGACTGGTTTTGATGACGGTCAGCACGCCGTCCCGTTCCTCGATCGCGGTCGCCTTGGTGCGCACAGGCTCGAACTCGAAAATATTCAGCGACCGGATGCCATCGGGCAGATAGGGAATTTTCTCGACGACCGAGGTCATCTGGATGGTGGTGAAGGGGTCGGAATGGAAGACATCGATCAGCATAAAAAACTCCCTGAAAAGCGGGCGTGGATGGCCGGATCAAGTCCGGCCATGACGGGAAATTACAGGATGGTACTATCGGGCGATGATGCCCATGGTTTTCAAAGTGGCGAGGGCGGCGGTTTTTTGCGGGGTCGTGGTGACGTTCGCGCCCCAGACCAGTTCCGCCGCGTTGACCTGGGCGTCTCGGACGATGGCGACGCCCTGACGGTCGCCGTTGGTGGCGTCGATCTTGCCGAACAATATGCCGGCCGCGACCTCCCGCCCGTCCGTTCCGGTCGGGTCGAAGGCGACATATTTGCCTGTGCCGGCGGCGACCGTGATCGTGAAACTGTCCGCCGGGACGAAGGCCGTGCCGCCTGCGGTGATGGTGAAGCCCAGACCGCCGGCGGCAAAGGGCGCGCCGGTGGTTCCATGCCCAACCTCCTGACCGGAGGAATTGGACACGACATAATGGGTGGCGTCGTCGAATTCGACCGTATAGACGCCGGGCGTCGCCGGGGCGCCCACCGTGATGGCGCTGAAGGTGCCGTTGCCGGTATTGGTCCCCAGCGCCGCCGCCGTTGCAGCGCCGACCGATGACATGCCCAGGACCAGACCGGCAAGATAGACCGCGCCGGCCAGCAAAGTGATCTGATCGCGCGAGCGGCTGGGCTGCGGCGATTCCGAAACGATGAACCCGCCATCGTGAAAGACTTCGTTGATCGGGGTGACTTGGGGATTGCCCATGATTCAGTTCCTTATGTTGAAGAGGAAGCGGCGCGCCTGTAAAACTATTTCGCCAACCCGAAGGCGCGCTCCCACGAGGCCTCAATGGCCTTTTCGCTATTCGCAGGCGGGGTTGCGCCGCCGGCATTGGGGCGGGGCGGGTGAACCAGCGCCATGGCGTCGCGAATATTGGCCGGTTTGGCGGCGGGGACCGGACCCATCGAGGCCAGCAAAGCGCGGGCTTCCTTGCGGGTGAGATTGGTGTTGAAGGCGATATTGGCGGCGACGCCCTCGCGCCCCTTGGCGAAGGGCGAGGCGAAAATCGCGGCGCAGCGGGCGCGTTCGCGCTGGCGGGCGGCGGCGGCGGCCTTGGCGTCATCGTCCGCCTTGTTCATTTCCTCGTCGTCGCAATCGCAATCGTCGTCGTCCTCTTCGCAGTTGCACTCGTCGCCGTCTTCGTTTTCGGCGGCGGCAGCGGCGGCGGAGCGGGCGGCTTCCTCCTCTTCCGCTTCGCGCTTGGCTTTTTCCTCCGGCGTTTCGGATTTGGCCGCCTTGGCGGCGACGGCGCGGGCGATGGCGTTGGCCTCAGCCGTGCGGGTGGCGCCGGTCAGATGACCGAAGGTGCGGGCGAGTAAGGTGGTCGACATGGATAAACTCCGGTTAATTGACGGATTCGATGAAGGCGCGGAGCGCGATTTCGGGCGCGGCGACGGCGTCGGCGAAGCCGATATCGACGCCGGCCTGGCCCAGATAGGTCGCGGCCTCGGTCGCCTGGACGGCCTTGACCGTCATGCCGCGATTGGCGGCGACGGTTCCAGCGAAGATCGCGCCGACCGCGTCGATATCCGCCTGTATCGCGGACAGCGCATCGGCCTTCAGCGGTTCGTAGGGGTTGCCCTCGGCCTTGCGGGCGCCGTTGGTGATCAGCGTGACCGTGTAGCCTTCCTTGGCGAGCGCCGCGCTCATATCGACATGCATCGTGATAACGCCGACCGAGCCTGTGCCGCCGGTGCGCGGCACGGTGATCAAATCGGCCGCGCTGGCGATGGCATAGGCGGCGCTGAAAGCCCGTTCGGACAGCATGGCGCGGATCGGTTTCGTGCCCTTCGCGGCGGAAATCATATCGACCAGATCGAAACAGCCGGCGACTTCGCCGCCGGGGCTGTCGATATCGAGCATGATGCCCTTGACGTTGGGATCGGCCAAAGCCTGGACGAAATTCGCGGCGATGCCGTCATAGCCGGTCATGCCGGAATAAGGCGTCATGCTGCCCAGCTTTTGCACCAGCGTGTCGGCGACCGGGATCACCGCGACGCCTTCGATCAGGGTGTAGTAATGGTCCGGCGCCGGCGGCGGCGCGTAATCGTCATCGTCGTACCAGGCCATCGGCCTGGATGCCGGGTTGACGATATCGCCGACGCCCAGGCGTTGGCGCAAAGCGGCGACGATGATTTCCGCCTTTTCGGGCAGGATCATCGCCGGCCGGTTGAAGACCCGCTGGGCGAAATGGGCAAACCTCATGTTTTCCGTCCCTTCGCGCGCCTTAAAGCCCATGCAAACCCCTCACCCCGTCCCTCTCCCCGTAGGGGCGAGGGGGTATGAAAAAGAAGAACGCGCAGGGGTGAAACAAACCTCATTTCGGTTTGCCTCCGGCTTCGGTTTCCGGCTGGTCGGCATATTGCGCGGTCAGTTTTTCGGCGTTGGGCAGGGGAATTCCGCGCCTGATAAATTCGGCCTGCTCGATCTGTTTCTGATCCAGGATGTCGCGCCAGTCGCGGCCCTGTTCGGCGGCCTCGTCCTCCAGCGTCGACAGGTTGGCTTCCATGCCCAGGATCGCGCCTTGGCGTTCCTTGACCGGATCGACCCAGCCGCGCGGCGGGCCGATCCAGCGGGCCTTGGCGTAGGCCGAGCGGAATGCAATGAATTCCGGCGCCTTCGACGGCATCGGCAGGTCGCCGTTCTCGATCTCCTCCTCCAGCCAGGTGGCGTAGATCGGGGTGCAGAAGCCTTGCGCGAAATCGGTCCGGCGCTTCCACAGCGTCTTCCAGCTTTCCATCAGCGCGGCGCGGGCCGAGCTGTAATTGGTTTTCGACCAATCCTGGCTCAACTGTTCGTAAGATGTACCCATCGCCGAGGCGATGTTGCGCAGGCAGGCCGCCTCGAACGGTTCGAAGGATGTGGCAGGACGGGCGGCATTGACGACGCCGATCTTCTCGCCCGGAAACAGGACCGGCATCCGCACGCCGCCCACCGCCAGACGGTGCTTGTCGTGATAATGCGAGCGGCTTTCCTGATAGGGACCGATTTCGCCGGATGACAGGGCGTCGGTCATCAGCGAATGGTCGAACGGGCTTTCGATATAGGCGGAGAAGACGGCGTTCAGGACGGCGGCTTGCAACTCGACCTGGTCGTATTTGTTCAGCATTTTGAGCTTGGCCAGGATCGGCCCGAAGATGCCGATGCCGCCGCCATTCTGGCCCGCGACATCCGAATCGTAATGATGGACGACCATCGGCCGGCCCCAGGATGTTTCGCGCGGGACGTAGTCCCACACCGCCTGTTGCGGATCGAACCATTCGTTGGTGAAGCCGTGGCGGAAGTGGTAGCCGATCGCCGCGCCGTAATCGTCGATTTCGACCCCGCCGCGGCGATGGAGCGTATCCATCTGTTCCCACGGATTGCACAGCCGGTCGGGATGGATCAGCTCGATCGCGGTCGCGTAACGCGCCGCGCCGGGCCCCACCCGTTCGGGCAGCCAGTGCATGACGGCGACCGCGGTATTGTCGATCATCTTGTGGCGGAAGGCCAGGGCCGATATCTGGCCGAAGGTCATGCGGCGCGCGATGTCGCAATATTTCCCGACCATATCCTCCGCGAACAGACGCCATTTGGCCTCGACCACCGCGGCGAATTCGCCCGCCCACACGGCGTCCAGCCCCAGTGCGCGATAATCGGGCTTGGCCATCAGCCGCAGCTCGCCGCCGATGGTCGAATCGCAGATGCGCGACAGGCCGCCGGAGGCCCAACCGTCATTGCGGGCGATGTCGTGGCTGCGCGACATGACGCGCTTGCGCCAGGGATTGATTTCATAATCCGGCGAATGGGTTTGCGGAAACCACGCGCCCATATCCTGGCTGATCGGATCGGCCGCCTGATAGGGGATCAAGCGCCCGCCATCGGTCAAAGGCATACCGTCCGGCACCCAGCCGGCATCGGCGCGCCATTTGCCGCGAAAGCCTTTACCCGACCCAATGCGTGTCTGAACGGTGGCGGGGACGCCCTCGGCGGTCAGGATCGTGCTGGGCCTGGTTGCGGCATTTTGCGTTGTGGCCGGGTGCGCCATTTTAGAAGCGCACCCCGATGGCGCGGCGGCGGCCGGTGCGGCAATCGCCGGTCAGAACGCCGATGGCGCGCATCAGCTCGCCGATATAGGCGGTCAGGTTGGCGATGTCGTTCTTGTCGCGGCGATAGGTCACCCGCTTCATGCCGTCGCCCTGGGTGTAGCTGGCGTCGACCACCTGCTGCCCCGACATCATCGCGTTGCGCGCGGTCTGCGCCGTGACGAGCCAGGACTGGAGCGTGTCCAGCGGAATGCCGTCGAGCGCCGAAGGCTGATCGAACATGACGGCCTCCGGTTTTGAGGAAAAGAACGGCAGGCCGCTCAAGTAGAGAAGCGGTAGCGGCCAGCCGGATAAAAATTACTGGGCGAGCTTGTCCAGCCAGGATTTTTTCGGTGCGGGCGGCGCCGTGCTTGCGACAGTCGCGGCGGCCGCCTTCCCGTTCTGGGCCTCGGTTGCCGGTTGAATGGTTTCAATCGTCGAATTCGTATCGTGCGGCTCCGCCCATGCCGGCGGCTTTTCCCATTTGATGCGGGTCAGGCCGTGCAGATGGGCCAGGACGTGAGTTGCGACCATCTGGTCCAGCGCCTCGTTCCGGCTGGACGGTTTTATCTTCGTCCATTGGCCGGACTTGGCGCGGGCCTCGGCGACAAGCTGCTCGAAAAATTCATGCGGCGGGGCTGGGCTTTTCAACTCCGCCGGCGCATGGACATACCATTCGCCGGGTTCGGCCTTCGACAGATGACCCGCCAGCTCGTCCTTGAAAGCGTTCGGGCTGAACTGCGCCAAGGGGATTTCGCCGCGCGTGACGACCTTGCGATCCTTGCGCTGGCTGTCGGGATAGACGACTTGCAGGCGCGGGGCCTTGA